ATGGTAAAGGGGCTCAAAAGTCTGAACAGGCGCATGGCCAAAATACCGAAACAGGTTCGCGCAGCGGCGCAGGAAGCGATTGACAAGAATGCGGATGAGTTGACGGATTATCAAAGATCACTGGCTCCATATGAAGATGGTGATTTGAGAAATAGTATTCGTCACAGCCCACTTCCATCGGGAAGAGTTGGAAGGGTCGTCAAGGCGGGCGGGTGGTTAACTACGGTTCAAGTAAAGGCTGGCGCAACGTATCGTATTCCTTTTTTGACAACTTTATTTGGACTTCGTGGTGGCGCTGTAAATTTTGATTATTCTCTGGCTCAGGAGTTTGGAACTGAGAATATGACTGCAAATCCTTTTTTCTACCCAGCGTATAGGATCAAGAAGCGCAGACTGAAATCCCGCGTGACCCGTGCTATCAACAAAGCTATCAAGCAGGGCGGACGATGAGCGATCCGGCCCTTGCCTTGCAGAAGGCTGTTGCAGCGGCTTTGAAAACCGCATCAGTGTGCGACGGCCGGGTTTATGACCGCGTTCCGGAACCGGGCAAACGGTTCTACCCGTATTGCACGTTAGCCGATGATACGCTGAGCAACGACGGAAATTCCTGTTGGGACCAGACTGAAGCTTTTTGCACAGTCCATGTTTGGGAGCAGAACCGCCCCGGCCATGTCAATGTCAAGGAACAGGTGGGGCGGATACGCGCCGCACTGGACACCGAGATTGTTCTTGATGCGCCGTTTAAGGTGATTTCCGGTTCGTGGCAAAGCACCCGTTTTCCGCCTACCGGGGATGCACTTTCAACCCATGCTGTGATGACGTTTCGTTACATCATCCAGCATTGACCATCCTTTCACCTGAAACACGACCGGCTGCCCAGGGTGGCCTTTTAGCTATGGAGAAACACAATGCCAGAAGCAGTCACGATCCGAAGCAACCAGATCTTGATAAAAGTGGGTGACGGGGCATCACCGACCGAAACCTTTGCCCACCCGTGTCTGATCAACACATCACGGGGCATTCAATTCACAGCCGATGGCAGTTCCTTCAAACTGCCGAATTGCGACAACCCGTCCGACCCCGCATGGACGCGGTTTATCAAATCTACGATTTCAGCAACCGTGAATGGCGCGGGTACGCTGAATGTGACCGATGTGCCCGATTTCTTTGACTGGCTGCGGTCTCCCGATCCGAAAAACGTGCAGATTGTAGTTGGTATTCTGGCCGACACGGTGGGCGGACATTTTGCCGGCGCTTTCCATCTAACCGAATTCACACCCGCCGAAGGTGATGACAATGAACCGGCAAACTGTTCGCTTGTCATGCAGTCAGACGGTGTCGTGACATGGGTGGCCGCCACATAATGGCGCGGAACGGTGACACACTGATTGAGTGGGCTGGGGAAAAGCGGCTGTTTCGACTGGGTTGGGCCGAGTTGGAAGGTTTGCAGGAAGCTTGCGATTGCGGACCTCATTTTGTGCTGGCGCATCTGCAATCGGCAACTGCTCGCGTGGAATATATTCTGGAACCGCTCCGCTGGGGGTTGATCGGCGGGGGCATGTCGCAAGCGGATGCTGATGCCCTTGTGGAAGAAGGGGTAAAAGGAAAGCCCTGGGACCTCTCCAACAACTTGGCAACGGCCCTTGTGGTGATGCTGGCTGCGCTGATGGGTGCCGAGGACGAACCGCCAAAAAAGTCAAAGGCGGCGGCGGACGCACCGCCCTCCCGCGAGGGAAAATAAGATTTGGCCCGATCTATGCCTCGGCGCAATCCATCGGCATCGTGCCAAGCGAGTTTCGCACCATGAGTGTTTTTCAATGGAATGCGATTGTGGATGCGCATAACGAGACCGAAGGTGGTGACAACCCGGAAGCGCCGTCTGCTGCAGAATTTGCCGCCGCTGTTGCGAGGTTTGGCTGATGGCGACTGAAGTTGAACGCCTGCTGATCCTGTTGGAAGCGCGAACCCGGAAGTTTGAACGTCAGTTAGCGAAAGCCAACGGCACTGCCAACAAGCGGGCCACCGCGATAGAAAACCGGTTCAAGAAGATGAACCGGAATTTGAGCAACACGTTCAAAAACTCACTGCGGGGTGCTCTGCCCGCTCTTGGTGTGGCCGTTCTGGCCAGCGAGTTCAAACAATTGGCGGATGCCAATACGCGCATTCAAAATGCGCTGAAAGTGACCGGGCTAGAGGGCAAGGCACTTGATGTGGTCTATAACAATCTTTTTGCCTCGGCGCAGAAGAATTTTGTGCCGCTTGAGTCTCTGGTTGACCTCTATTCTCGCGCCGCTTTGGTTCAGAATGAATTGGGTGTTTCCACGAAGGAACTGACGGAGTTTACCGATAATGTAGCTCTGGCGCTGCGCGTTTCCGGAAAGTCAGCAGCAGAAAGTTCGGGTGCTTTGTTGCAACTTTCGCAGGCTTTAGGATCGGGTATTGTGCGCGCGGAGGAATTCAATTCGCTCCTCGAAGGAGCCCCCACGATTGCGCAGGCTGCTGCTGCAGGACTGAGGGAAGCCGGTGGATCGGTGGCAAAACTCAGAACTTTGGTGATTGACGGCAGGGTTTCATCTGAGGCATTTTTCCGGGCCTTTGAAGCGGGTGCGCCGACACTGGCAAGTAAGGTGGCCAATGCCGAGGTCACAGCGTCTCAGGCGCTAACGCGGTTGCGCAACGAACTGACAAAATCGGTGGGTCGGTTTGACAAGGCGACGGGTGCCAGCAAGTCGTTTTCCGAAACAATTGCTTCCATTGCGGACAATATAGGCCCGTTTTTTGACTTTCTGGCGAAGTCCATCAATCGGCTCGATGAGCTTGGGGAATCGTTTTCTGCCGCTAATAAACGAGCCACAGCCTTTTTCCAATCGATTGGCGCTGCGACCGGGCTTGATCGCGTTGGAGAGTTTATAGCGGATAACCGTGTCGCCAATGCTCTTGGTTTTCGCTCCATCCGTGCTGATGCACGTCGCAAGTCCATAGCAGATCAGTATCGGCTGAGAGCAACAGAAACAAACGCTTCGGCTATCGATCCTGGTCGTTTTGGTGGGAAACCGGCTGCTGTTGATACAGGTAAAGGCAATAAGAATATTGAACCGGTTTCATTAGATGAGTATGGGTTACGGCCGTCCAAAAAGAAGCCAGGCGGTAGGAAACGAAGGGCGCGTGAAAGCGACTATGCCCGCGAGATCGGGCAGATCAGGGAACGCACGGAAGCAATACGCGCAGAGACGGCGGCGCAGGGTGCGATCAATCCACTGGTCAATGATTATGGGTTTGCGCTTGAGAAAACGCGGGCTGTGCACGAACTCATGACGGCGGCTCAAAGGTCCGGTCTGACCGTCACGCCGGAACTGCGCGAGAATATTGAAAAACTGGCGGGTGAATATGCCAATGCCAGCGTGCATGCCCGGAAGCTGGCGGAAAGTCAGGATGAAATCGCCGAAACCGCCCAGGCGGTGCGTGACTTCGGTAAGGATGTTCTGGGTGGTTTTATCAGTGATTTGCGGCAGGGGAAATCCGCCAGCGAAGCGCTGCAAGGCGCCCTTGGCAAGGTGGCGGACAAGTTGCTGGAAATTTCCCTCAATAACCTGTTTGATTCCAAGCCAGGTCGCGGCGGAGGCGGGTTTCTTTCTGCTATTGGGAGCTTTTTAGGCTTCAACATCCCGGGCTTTGCGCGGGGCACCAATAGTGCACCGGGTGGTCTGGCAGTCGTTGGGGAGCGTGGTCCCGAATTGGTGAATATCCCTCGGGGAAGTCGGGTCATTCCCAATCATAACATCGGTGATTATGTAAAAGGCGTTGGGGGTAGCAACAGATCGCAGGAACCCACAGTCAACTATGCGCCGGTGTATCATATCGATGCCCGTGGAGCGGATCAGGCTGCTGTAGACCGACTTGAGCGTGGCTTGGCGGAAAGAGACAGACAATTTGGTGTGAATGTGGCGAATGTGAACAGAATGCGCGATTTGCGCTCTGTGAGGGCATGAATGCCGAGGCTTCTTTACCCGCCCACTGGTGTGTGCCCGCATGGAGTCAGGCCACTAAATGGCCCTTCTGTCATTGGAAGCGGCAACACGCAATCGCTTGCGGGCTACCACCAGACATTCAACGTACCGTATGGAGCGTGGGAATTTCAGCTTACCTATGGGGTATTGCGGGGGAAGGATGCCCGGCGATTTCGAGGATGGATTACAGCAATGCACGGCGGGGGCAATGCAACACGCTTCCCATTTTGTGACCTTGATCGCATTTCCTTTGCGGATGCGGATGTTGTTCTGACTGCACCTCATCAGTATCGCGAAGGCGCACCATGGGGAAATGGCCAACCATGGGGAAATGCCCAAAACTGGCGCATTGCACGTTCTCCAGTGTTGGCTGATGGTACTTTTGCAAAAGGTACAAGCATCATAAGGTTGGGCGCAGATCGTTGGGGTCATGCGCTGGAAATTGGTGATTACATCGGATTTTTTCCGTCTCATTTTGGGATGTATGTGATTACCGAGGTGTTTGATGACAAATCCTATCGTATTTGGCCGACTCTCCGCAAAGAAGTCACTGTAACAGATTATTGCACACTCGACCCTGTTCTGGCCTTACGGCTGAAAGAGGCCAAAGGAGTTGACATGGCAAGAGATGATTTTGCCATTCAGAATCCGACCCTTTCGATGATCGAAGTGCTGCACGAGAACGCAATCGGTTATTTTAATGCCTGAATTATTTACTCATGCCGATATGGAGCGACTTGCCGCCCCAAACGTTATGCGAGCATGGTTCCTGGAAACTGATCTACCATCCGGTCGTTCGTTTTTGTGGAATGGTGTTGGTAATATCACACTGGAAGGTCAGGAATGGCGAGGTGTCAGTGACCCCTATAGCGGAAGATTTGTTTCGTTTTCAGGGCTCGAAAGAGCCCGCTTTGGTCAAGCTCCTGCGGTTCAAATTCTTCTATCAGGAGCAAATATCGAATTTGTTCGATCTGTCAGGCGGGATGCCAGAGAGATAGAAGGAAAGGAAGGATTTCTTTCTTTTCGGGTTTTTGATGCAGAGACGGTCGAGCCGCTTACCGATCTGAAGCGGATGTTCACTGGTTACATTTCAGCACCATTCATCGATCATCAATCCATCGGCGTTCGAACAGTCGGCATCACAATCGAAGGTGATTGGAATGCAAAGAACTTTCCGGGAATTGAACGATGGTCACCAGCAGGCCAGAGACTGAGGCACCCTGGCGATGAAGGGCTCGACTTGTTGGGCCTCGATACGACAGAGACGTATAAATAGTGGCGGTTGATCTCAACTCTTACTTAGAGCGCTATGCAGAAAAGGGTGTCACGTGGGGCGAAGATGACTGTTGCGCGTGGCCTGCAATGTGGGTCCATGAGGCGACAGGAGTTCAACTTGATTTGCCCAAATATAGAAGTCGCCAGGATGCAAGGTGCCTACTCGTGAGGCACGGCGGAATTTATGAGTATTGGCGGTCTGTTCTTTCCAAATCAGGTTTTCGAGAAGGGTGTGGATCACCACAACACGGTGATGTCTGCCTTGTTGAAACAAGAAATTGGGGACTGATCGGCGGTATCGTGTTTGGCGATAATGTTGCGGCGCGAACTGATAGTGGGATTACATTTCTTCCTTTGCGTTCCGTAGTCCATTTTTGGAGAGTTTGATTTGTTAAAACGCCTCCGAAGACTATTGTTGGCATCGGTTTGCTTGATACCGCTTTCAGGTCAAGCGCAGGCTGATCCAATAAGTATTGGCAGCTCAATTGGCCTGGCGTTATTCACGTCGGGCGTTCCGGTGGCGGGATTTACGGCAACCTCCGCTTTCATTGTGGGATCAGTTGCAATCGGGCTTGGAAATGTTGCCTTAAGCCTAGGCATCAACGCACTGTCAGCGCAGCGTGGACAACAATCTGATCCCAGCCGGTTCAAACAGAATTTCTCTAACCCGGAGGGGCCGGAGATCAACGCTGTGGGACGTTGTATTCTTGGTGGGTTGTTCAATTTCCGCAATGCGACCGGGCTTCTTACTTTTCGTTCGGTTTTGCATTGCGCTGGTCCGGTCGATGCAACAGAAGCCTACTACATTGGCGGCCGTGAAGTCGTTGTCGATAGATTATCCGGCGATGTTGAATCGCCACCATGGTCCAGGGTTGGGCAAACTTATCTAAGGATATTTGAGCAATTCGGGGATGGAACAGAAACAGCATGGTCGCAACTGATAACCGCGTTTCCGAACCTGTGGACGATCAACCATCAAGCCAAGGGCATTGCGCAATCGCTCGTTGAGTACCGTTCTCCAGGCACAAACAATCCATACTATCTGACACTTTATGGAGCGGCAGAGGTTCGAAACGACATCAAGAAAAAGGGGCGATGGCAACTCATTTACGACCCTCGCGATGCTACTCAGCACGCGGACTATCCAAATACATGGAAATGGACGCGTAACGGCATTCTTTGTTCTGTTCACATTATGCGAAAGGTCACTGGGTTGCCGTCAACCCGGTTTGACTGGGCTGATATTGCTTTGGAGGCCAGCAAGGCAGACGCCCTTGTTCCAACAAGAACAGGGTATCGTCCTCGGTCAACGATATCGGGATCTTGGGGCTCAAATGGCAACGACAGAAGCCAGGTTGTTATTGATGCGATAAGCTCTGCAGGGGCGGAAATTACAGAAGGGGATGATGGCCTGCAGCGCATTAGGCTTATTGATGATGAGCGCATACCTGAAATTACATTCTCAGGCCGACACATTATCTCTAACCGTCTGCACCATGGCCCGGAAGGTGTTGAGCGCCCTAACATCTGCCGCGTCCATTATCTTGCGCCAGAGCGCGGTTTTGAAGTTATTGAACTGCCGTTGGTACAAGGCGATGGAACAACACCGTTGGCATGGTCACGAATTGACGATGAAATAGAAGCGTATGGCAAAAAGCCCTTTGATGTCAGGCTTCCCTTTTGTGACAGCGCGAGTCAAGCGCAGCAGATTGCTAGACGCCTCTTTTTGACCGCAAGATCAGAAAGCGGGGTTGCGACGATGAATTTTGCTGGAATGGCGGCCTGGGGCAAGCGTGTTGCTGATATTCCTTTTGTGGAATTGAACGATGATGGTACCGACGAAGTGTTAAAGTGTGTTTTGGGTGACCTTCGACCTGATGACAAAAACGGGACGGTTGAAATCCCCTACGTCGTTCAGCCGGATATGCCGAATTGGGATCCTGCAGCAGATGAGGCGTTACCGCTACCAGAGTTGCCAGAAATTCAATTCGAAAGTGAGCTTGGGAAGCCACTGCCACCCTATGATGCGGCGGTGAAAGAGCACGCTCCGGGAGAATATCGGACTTATGTTGGTTTTCTCCCGGTCGAGAGCATCAATGGTGGGGCACCAGCTTCAATTGAAGGTGTCGTGGGTGCTGAGGCAAACGTTCGCTTCTATGTCGATGGGCAGCCTGGGTTGTGGATGCCCATGGAAGAGGAAGACGGGCGATTTGCTTACGCTTCTGATGGAAACGACACAGGCCGCCAGGCCGAGTTTCGTTTCAGAGTTTACAATGCGCAGGATGATGTTTCCTACTTTTCTGACACTTATAGCGTAAACGCGCTGACGCTCGAAAGCGCTTTGCCGCCGGCCCCCGTGGTGACGGGAGGAACGGATTTGGATGGGACAACAATCAGCTTGGATGTGACGATCACGCCAGCCGCCTTTTCCAGGCCGATGGTGATCTATATCAAGGAAGATGGGGCGGTTATTGATGTGCGAAAAGTGAGTGACGCAACGCCCTACACATTTTCCAAGTCTGAGGACGTGGGACACAACGTTACCCGCATCTATTCGATTTATTCAGAAACCGCATACCGAACGATTTCGACTGTGTGGAGCCAAAGCGCTTCCACCCCGCCGCCCGGCTAAGCGCTGGCTGAGCACTCAATCAATTTAATATCTGAACTATTGGAGTTCTTGAATCATGCCAAATTTGGGCCTGACGCGAACCGCGCATGACATTTTTTCGCCCACCGATGCGGCAGGGACGCCGCGCGGAGCGGATATGGGCGAGGCGCAAATATGGGGGATCGAGATAGAAAGCATTCTAACCGCCCAAGGACTGTCAGATTTAGACGTTTATTCAACACAAGCAGAGCTGTTTTCGAACCTAAACCATGACGCCAATAAGGGTGCCGCGGTAAGAGCAGACCCAATTGTTGCAAATCGCGGTATTTATAAAAAGATTGGAGCATCAGGATCGGGAAGTTGGGTGAAGGTGGACGACCTCCCGAAGCCAGCCATCATTGTGCTCACTAATACAGGTGGTGTAAATGACTTAACCGCAACGAGTGTTGAGGGGGTCAATGCGAGCGGTGAAGCCCGTTTGCTATTGATTCCCATCACCGTCAGCAATACGGGAGCCATGACACTGAATGTGGATGGCATTGGCCAAAAACCCATCGTCTTGAATGGCGGGGGAAGTCTCCCCTCCGGGTATATGCAGGTGGGGTCCAGCCATCTTGCACGATATGACGGCACAAACTTCCGACTGTTCAGTGATGGTGCTGCGGCAGCCATTCAGGCGGCGGCGGAGGCTGCTCGGGACTTGGCGGAGCAATATAAAAACGATGCTTCGGCGGTGATGAACACGGTTATTGACCCTCAGTTCACGACGCGGGCGTCTGCGCAGGCCTATTCGCCAGCATCCGCGCCGGACTACATCCGCACCACTTTTTACGCTGTAATCGATGATTTCGGGGGAGCGACCTACGCCAGGGTAGCCGCCGAGCCTTCGCATCAAGGTAAGCTGTCGATCACGCTTTCAGATGACACGACGGTTGTCTGGTATGAGATTCAATCACATCCCATCACGCTTAACCAGTTTGGTGGCGGCGCGTCAAAAACCGGTGCCCAGAATTCGACCGCTCTGTATTACGCCATTCAGTGCAGTGTGGCTCAAGGCGGAATTCCTATTCGTCTCGGGACTGGTACCATTGACATTACAGGTCGAACAGTCATTCCGCACGGCGTTGAGTTGTATGGCGGTGGCAGTGATGCAGAAGATGTGGCGCCGATGTTGGCCGCTACGCGCCTGCGGGCAACCGGCAACACAACATTCATGTTTACCGCTAAAGCGGGGTCGCACCTGCACGACTTCAACATCATTGGTGACGGCACCAACGCTTGCGGCGGCATCGAATTTGATGGAGATCGCACGCGCATTGAAGGTGTCTATTGTCACAAGCTCGTCGGCACATCTAGCCGCGCCTTTGCATTGACAAATGCAGCCGTAAATATGAACAGTTTCTTCTTGGATAATTGCGGCGCGATTGATTGTGCCGGCGGCACACTCGATATTGCACCCATCGGATCGCCTGACCCACAAACTGCCTGGGCAACAAGCACAGCTTACGCCATCTCAGATGTTCGTCGTGATACGGTGGACGGCCTGAATTATCGATGTGTCACGGCCCACACGTCTGCGGCATCTGGCACGTTTTCGGCAGATCGAACGGCCAACCCATCGTACTGGGTTCGCGAACAGTTTACTTACGGTGAATCCAACGCCAACGCAGGCTATGTGGGCAAATTTGATGCCTTGCGCAGCAATCGCGGCGTGCTGGTCGAAAACGCTTTCGATGTGTTCTTTGCCGGGCCCATCATTTCGCAAAACAATGATGAATATGGTTTTTCAATCGGCAAAAACTCAGCCGGTTGTCACGGCAATCTGTATTTGGAGCAGAACGGCGATGGAGGCACGACGAAATATGACTTCGAAGGGCGGGCCGATGCGGGGAGCAACGAATTTCGCCTAAGCTTCGCCGCCAATGTTCATGCTCGCAACCTGCCCAAAGACCATCTCGGCAACAAGAAAATCAACCTCATTCGCCATGTTACCGACGGCCCTTCCTCCCTTTGGGCGTCGGGCAGCACATATCGCTATGATGAAGATGAGTTGATCAGTGAAGATCGCCTTGGCGCAGGTTTCAGCACTGCGCACCGCCGCGTTGTTGATTTCTCGACTGGTTCAGCCGGTCGCGTTCGTGACTACGTAAAGGCAAACGGCAGTGTCGTCGACCAGTACATGCAGGTCGACTCTGACCGCACGATCCATCTCGGCGGGCGAACGGTAGATGATAACTCTACCGCCGGGACAACCATTAGCGTCGGTTCGGGACATCGCATCGTCGTGGGTTCATCCGGGGCAGCAGCGAACAGCTTTGCTGTTGCCGGTGGAGCGACCGCAGGCTCAATCGTGGTCAACTCAAGCAGCGTCAATTACCTTACAACGTCCGACGAGCGCTTGAAAAATCTACCTAAAAAAGCCGAAAAATCGGATGGATGGCTCGAGAAGGTGGTTCGTGGTCTTCCTGTGTATGATTACACTTTTAAAATCGGCGGTGAACGCGGGTTCTCACCGATCGCGCAGGATGTGCAGAAGATCCATCCTACAGCTGTTAGTGCGATTCAAGGCGAAGATGGGGAAGAGTGGTTAGCCGTGTCCTGGCCGGACATGGTGACACCGCTCATTCTGGCTCTTGCTGACACGCATAAGCAGCTTGCCGATCTCCGCAAAGAAATTGGCGAAATTAAGAAATAGGACCGGGGCCGAAAAGCGGTTCGAGAGAGTGGCGCTCCACTCACATCTGAAACAAAGAAAATTCTAAAAAGGGGGGTCGCTTGGATGCGGCCCAATGGTGAATGATATGGGCGTTCGAAAAACGACCAAATACATAGTTGTGCACACCACCGCCACAAAGACCAAGCACGCCCTTACCGAGAAATCGCTCCGGGCGATGCACAAGGCGCGTGGTTTTTCTGATATCGGCTATGGCGGGTGGGTTGATCGAAAGGGAAAAATCAGGCGCGGGCGAGGTTGGAACAAAATTGGGGCCCATGTTCGGGGCTTCAATAGCGTTTCAGTTGGTATTGCATGGGAGGGTGGCTATTCTGGGAATGACATTACAAAGGCGCAAGAAACAGCTCTTTGGGGCCAGATCGCTAAACTATGCAAGATGTACCCGGGGGCGAAAGTTTGCGGCCACCGCGACCTATCACCGGATGGTGATAAGGACGGGGTTGTTGAGCCGCACGAATGGACGAAATCTTGCCCATGGTTCTATGCGGAATTGGAAGCCAAAAAACGAGGATTGCCGCATACCAATTTCAGCGGGAAAGCCGGGGTAGTTAGTGAGCCTCGCCCGAAAGGGCCGGACATGAGGGATATGTGGCTGCAAAAGCTTCTTAGACAAGAAGGGGCTAACATTGTTCCAGACGGGTACGTTGGCCTGAAAACCGCTGAGGCTATCAAGGTTTTTCAAGAGGATCATGGCATAGCCATCACGCGAATTTTTGATGAAAACACAGTTGCGTTGCTTCGTTCGAGAGCCGAACGGCGAAATGCTGAAAATACCGTTCAGATTGTGAAAGAGGTTGTTCCCACTGCTGTGCAAAATGTCGTCAATGACGCCGCCGGAGAGGGACGAACCTCAACAACAAATCTAGCAGCCGGAGCGGTGGCAATATCCGGTGGCGCGACAGCAGTTACCAAGGTTACCGAGGCAGTGAGCGAGGTATCGAATTCTACAACTGGTATGATCGAAACAATTGGTAATGCAGGGCCATGGGCCTTGCTCGGTATCATGACGATAGGCGGTGCCTGGTACATCTGGCGGGAGCGCAGCCGCAAAGCAAGAGAGGCACAGGCTGCTTTACATGCTTAGGACCATGTGGAGCGCCATACCGTTCGCTTACAAGCTGATTGGAATTGTAACGCTGGTGCTGGCCGTCATGGGCTGGTGGCAATGGCACAATATACAGCAGCGCAGTCTCGGCGCACAGAAGCTTCAAAATGAATTGAAGGCGAACGATACTCAATCACTCAAAGATAAGGTGAAAAACGATGCTGAACTTGGCTCCAAAAGCGATGATGATCTTATTGGTGAGTTTCAGCCTGACAGCGTGCAATAGCACGGGAGGGTTGATTAGAGGGACAGGATACGAATATGTGCCCCTGCGCCAAGCTGATGCACGCCTGATCATCAAAAACGGCAATCGGCGGGCTGTAGAGGTCATCGCATCAAATAACAGATCATGTAAGGCTCACAAGGGCTGCGTGAAGGCGGGTGCGCGATGACCTTCAAGGCAATTATCATCCTTATCGCCATGAGCGGGGCGGAGATCCGCACTGAGGCGGTGGGACCGTTTGCGACGGAGAAACAGTGCAGCATCTACATGCGTGTGGTGATTAAAACGTTCAATGCCTCTCCGATTTCATTCAAATCAATCTCCGGGCGATGTGTCCGCGAAAAACCCAGCAAGAAAGCATAGCATGAGCAAAGGCGAACCGTGGTTCACGCGTCACATCAGCGTGGGCAACCTCATCCAAATTGCGGCAACAATCGTGATGCTGACGGGCGCATATTATACAATGCGGGGAGAGCAGGAGAAGCTTTCACTTCGAATTGCAAATGCTGAAGAACACGTTTCGGATCTTCGTAAAGATGTTGAGGCCCGCATGGGTCGGGTGGAATCGAGAATTGAGAAACGGCTGGATCACATGGACACCAAGCTTGATAGATTGTTAGCGGTTCAAACTCGCAATTGACCGATCAATAGTCTTTCAGATGTTATGAATGAGCCCGCTCTGCCGTGATTGTGGGGCGGGTTTTTGGTTTTTACACCATCCACTTGACATTGTTTGGAATTTTGTTCCTATAACGTTCTCATGGGTCAAATCAACACCAATCTCGCTTTCACAATCTGTTCGTTCGATAATAACGGCAATCTGATTGAGACTATTGCAATCGTGGATGATTGGGATGTGGCGAAATTGGCCTTTGAATTGTTGGTGGTGAAAAAGCCGGAAGAGACCATCGTTTGGCGACACGGCGCGCGAGAAGTGCGTAGCTCCTGTTAAAGTCGCGCTGCCACCAATGGTTGAGCAGCGTCTCTAAAATCTGTTCCTGCGAACCATTCAAATTCTTTCGAATAGGGTTGGTACAATGGGTGGACTGGTGAGCCGTCTTTATTGCGTTTGAGGCAAAACAGCGTGACACCCCTCCTAGCTGCGCGAGTGGCAAGCCACGCAATACTGCCCATCTTTTGTCCTGGTTTTCCCCATGCGCACAATACGTCAGCTTTTCCACGGGCTGCTGATTCTACAGCGTATTCCAACTCTGCATGGTTCAGGTGAGTACATCGGTGCTCCGCCGGCATTCGATCCAGCTTACGGCTGTCTGTCTCAATGACATCCATCACATTGAGCATGCAAATCCCGCCATACCCCAGAACACGAGCCCGCTTCTCACATCTTGCAACGGTTGGGTCGTTGTCATTTTCGTCTGCGATCGATGGGTTCATTCCGATCACGTAAAGCAGTGGTTCGCTTTTATTCCAGATCCGCCAAAGTCGGCGGCGATGCGTGCGGAGTTCATTAAATACGGCTCCTCGATCTTCAAGCAAATCCATCTGGCGTCCCGTCGATCACTAAGCCCATCATCGCTTCCGATTCCTGCAGTTGGCTTGGATTTTCTGGCGACCACCATAGCACTATGAATGATATAATGTCGAGTTAGACTTTGCAATATGAAGAATGTGGCTTACATGTGTGATGGGCATGACCGTGACGCGCCACCAGTTGCGCACGATGTTCAAGAAATGAATGGAGGCTGATTATGCGAGAGACGACACACGCAAAGCTGGTTGATGACATTTTCGAAATGGAAAAGACGGTCTCTAACAGTTCTCACTACGAGACATTGAAGTTTCTTCGCGTTCTGGTGGCTAAGCAATTTCCTGATCGAAACAAAATCATCGACCCCTCGAAAGTCTTTAACACATAA